GGCTCGCTGACGGGCTTCAAGGTCAATGGGCTGCACGTCATCGACGACCCGATCAAAGATCGAAAAGAGGCCAATTCGCCGGTGATTCGTGAAGATCGCTGGAATTGGTTCGTTGAAGTCGCCGGCACGCGCATGCATCCCGGCAGCAGCGTGCTGCTCATGATGACGCGCTGGCATCTCGACGACTTGAGCGGCCGCGTCGTGAAAAACGAGAAGTGGCCTTATCTGCGAATCCCGGCCATCTGCGACGATGAAGACGACGCCTGCGGGCGCGAGCTCGGCGCCGCGCTGTGGCCATCGCAGCGGCCGCTCGCGTGGCTGAAAGAGAAGCCCGAATATCGCAGCCCGATGACCTGGGCAGCGATGTACCAGGGCCAGCCCCGCCCGCAGGGCGACGCGCTCTTCGACGTCTCGCACGTGCAGCGCTACGACTCGCTGCCCGCAGGCAAGGGCTATCGACTGGGCTACGGCGCCGATCTGGCCTACACGGAAAAGACCCGCGCCGACTGGTCTGTGCTGCTGCAAGGTCGGATGTACGGGCAAGATCTATACCTGACGAAGCTTCTCCGAAAGCAGTGTCAGGCGGATCGATTCACGGCGCTGATGCGCGCGGTCGTCGACGTCGAGCGCGGCCCTGTGCTGTGGTTCGGCTCGACGACCGAAAAAGGCATCGCCCAGATGATTCGCAACCAGGGCGGGGTGCCGAGCTTCACTTTCCGGCAGGCGACCGAAGATAAGTATGTCAGGGCTACGCCCACAGCCGAGCATCTGTGGAACCTGGACCGTGTCTTTTTGCCAAGTGTAGCGCCCTGGGTCGATCAGTTCGAAGACGAAGTCTGCGCGTTCAGCGGCATGGGCGACGCTCAAGACGACCAGGTCGACGCCTTCGCGGCGCTCGGCGCCCTGTTTTTGAAGGGCTACGGTGGCAAGATGGGTGTCGGCAAGCTGAATTCGGCCCTGAAGAGCCAGCTCGGGCGCAGCGATCGTCGCCTGCGACTGGTCGGTTGACCCAGGCCGGCCGGCGCGCTAGAATTGACCAGCATGCAGCCGCTTCAGGGCACCTACCCGACAGCGGAATCTTACAAGTGCCGACATTGTAAGAGAGTGTTTCCGGCGGGCTCGCCCGTCATGTTCTATCCGCCGGCCCAATGGCACGGCTGCCCGAGCTGCGGGAAGGTTTATGCCGAGATCATCCAAGCCCAGCAATGTGGCGCGCTCACTGCTGCTGCCCTACCAGACGGGCATCAAGCCGACCTGGACGATCAAGCAGATCCGCTCGGCGCTGACACAGCACCAGATGGGCTCGCTGGGGCTGTCGAGCCTGCTCTTCGACAGCATGCTCGAAGATGACGAATTCCCCGGCACGCTGAAGCGGCGCGTTGACGCCACGCTCAAGAGCGACTTCTGCCTGAAGCCTGTGCAGAAAGAGTCGCGGCCGGCGAAGTCGGCCGCGCCCGGCCCGCAAAAGGCGGCTGCGCCGGGCGCCGTCGAGCGCGATGCCACGAAGCCCGCGCCCGTCGAGCCGATCGAGCCTGCGTCCGAGCTGACGCCCGACCAGAAGAAGGCGGCTGACCTGTGGAACGACATGGTTCCCTATGGTCAGATGCTGCGCTTCGTTGCCGACCTGCTGGTCATGGGCGAAGCCTTCGGCACGCTCGACTGGGATACGAAGACCTACCCCGGCCTATGGGTGCCGGTGTTTCGTGCCTTGCCCACCGAATTCGCGCGATGGGACCATGAATCGCGGTCTTGGAAGTATCAGGCGAAGGTGCTGCGCGCCGAGCGCGTTGGCGGCGAGCCGGTGCCGACGTCGGGCGGCGAAGGGCTCGAGCTGACCGTCACGCCCGGCGACGGGAAGTGGATCCATGCGAGCCTGGGCGATCGCGGCTGGCTTTGGGGCGCCGTGCGCGGGCTCGCGCTGCTGTGGCTTGGCAAGCAGATGACCTTCTGCGACTGGCAACGCTGGTGCGAGAAGCACGGGTTGCCCATCACGAAAGCGATCCTGCCGATCTACCGCGACGAAGATGAGAAAGACGAATTCATCGCCGAGCTCGGCGAGATGCAGCGCGAAGGCATCGTCGGGCTGCCGCAGGACGAAGAAGGCAAGGGCTACGACCTGGACTTGCTCGAGCCGAAGACGGTCAGCTGGCAAGGCTTTCAAGCGTCGCTCGAGCGCAGCGACCGCAAGATTCAGGTGACGCTGCTGGGCGGCAACCTGGGCGCCGAAGTGACACGCTCGGGCGGCAACATGGGCGCAGCCGAAACGCACTCGAGCGAGCTCGAGAAGCTCGCGAAGACCGACGCGGGGCTGCTCGCCGAAGTGCTGAAGAAGCAGCTGCTGAAGCCGTTTTTCGAGCTGAACTTCGGCCCGGACGCGGCGAAAGAGCTGCCGACCCCCTTCTGGGATACCTGCCCCGACGAAGACGTGCGCAGTTGGACGACCGCTCAGGGGCAATTCGCCGTGACGGTCAAGACGCTCGGCGAAGCCGGCTATGAGATCTTGAACATGGGCGACTACGCGGCCCGATTCGACTTGAAGCTGGCGAAGAAGCCGAAGAGCGAGATGCCCATCGATCCGAATTCGCCTGAGTCGATCGCCGCGAAGGCTGCGACGAAGGCGCCCGCGAAGCCCGGCGCGCCGAGCGCGTCCGCGGCTAGCACAGCAAAGTGACCCCGGCCGGGCGGCACCCGGACGACCCCAACGAAAGAGAATGACCCACATGTGCGATTCCGTTTTGCTGCTCGACGATGACGGCACCGTTTTCGAGATTCCCGCGGATGACGTCGAGATCGACGGCGATGGCTTCTGGCTGCTCGCGGCCGAAGGCGAAGACGAAGAGTGCTTCTACGAATTCGTCGACGTCGAGATCGAGCTCGAAGACGACCAGGCCTGACCGAAACACCCGCCCGTCCGCTGAACGCGGACCCGGCCCCGGGGGCGGCTCGCAACAATACCCGGGGCCCGCTTCGGCGACCGGCCGACTTTTCGGTTGAACCGTCGGGCCGGCCATGCTAGGCTAGCGTAGCGAGGAGCCCAAAACGACCTATGGCACGAAACCTGACCTACGACGGCATGCTGGAGCATCAGAAGCAGCTGCGCGACGCCGCGCTGGATGCGATTCCGCCCTACGAGACGATCGTGGCTTCTGTCCCGAAAAAGGACAAGGCTGGCAAGATCGTGCTCGATGACGACGGCGTGCCGACGCTGGTCGAAAAACGCCTGCTCAAGCGCGACGTGGTCGGCGCTGAGTGGGCCGATCGCCTGAAGCCGTATGAGCAGCGCGCACACGACCGCTACTGAGCGCTTCGTGGCGCTTGACGCGGGCGCGGACGACCCGCGCCTGGTGCAGCTCGACCAGCTGATCGAGCTCGCTGGCGACGGTGCGCCCCCGCGCGAATTCAAGCTGCTGAACAACGGCGTGACTCGCACGTCGAAGGGCGACTTGAAGTGCGACGAATCGCATGCAACCGTCTGCCTGAGCCATGAGATGCTGCCCGAAGACGGGCTGCTGCCGCTCGACTACGATCACGGCATGGTCAGCTTCATGGGCGGCGAGAAAAAGGCCGCCGGTTGGTTCAAGCTGAGCAATCGCAACGGCGAGCTGTGGGCGACGGACGTGAAGTATACGCCCGCTGCAGAGAAGGCGCTGCGCGATCGCGAGTATCGCTACTTCAGCCCCGCGCTCTACCGCGACGAAGACGGCTGGGTGACGCGCATGGTCAACTGCGCGCTGACCTGCCTGCCCGCAACCATCAAGCAGCGGCCCCTGGTCGCATCAGAATCGCTGGCGCCGCCAGCAAAGGACGAATCTACGATGACTCTCGAGCAATTGTGCGCGGCGTTCGGCGCTCAGAACGCGACCCAGCTCGCCGCGAAGTTTCAGCAACTGGGCGCAGACAACGTCAAGCTGACGGCCGACAACGCTTCGCTGGTGACGGCCGCGCAGTCGATCCAGACCGATCTCGCGACCGCGAAGGCGAGCCTGCAGAAGTATGCGGATGCGGCCGTCAAGGCCGAGAAAGACGCCTTCATCGTCGAGATCAGCAGCGCCGGCAAGCTCGCGCCCGCGCTCAAGAGCTGGGCCGAGTCGCAGACGCTCGAGCAGCTCAAAGCCTTCGGCGCCGCGGCCCCCGCGATCGCCCAGGCGACCACGAAGCTCGAAGAGCAGGCGACCGACCCCAGCAAGCAGGCGACGGCACTCAGCGTCGAAGAGCTCGCGGTGTGCTCGCAGCTCAAGATCGACCCGAAGAGCTTCGCCGAGACGAAGGCGCTGATGGCCGCCAACAGCAACCCCTACGCCTGCCCGGTCGAAGCCGCGAAGGCCGTCAGCAAGTAACCCCGGTCGCAACGACTCGGACGAAGACGAAAAAGGACACAACGACATGACCGCACTCTCTGCAAGCGTCGACCGGCTCGAGCGTTACATGCCCGATGCCGTCCGCGGCGCGCACTACGGCACGAACGCGACCCAGTTCTACAAGGGCGGCCTGGTTGGCATCGACATCGACACCGGCTTGCTGGTGAAGATGGCTGCCGCCGGCACGAACGTCATCTGCGTCGGCATCTGCGAAGACGAGAAGCTGACCGCGGACGCGACTACCTTCATCCGCTACCGCAGCGGCTGCTTCAAGGTCGCCAACGGCGACTCGATCGCGATGACGGATGTCGGCAAGCCCGCTTTCGCGGTCGACGACAACACCGTGAACAAGGCCAACGCGAGCGACGACCCGCAGTGCGGCTACATCTACGCGGTCGACGGCGCGAGCGACCCCGGCGGCGCCGGCGTCTGGATCGCGATCAAGTACCCCAACGGCGCGGTCGGCGCGCTGGACGTCGGCGCGTAAGCGGCGACCTGAAAAACACCTTCGAGAAAAGGACGAAGTACCCCAATGGCACTCATCACGAAGGCCGTTTTGCAGGCACTGCAGACCGGCTTCAGCACCATCTTTCGCGGCGCGTACCGCGACACCCCGACGCCCGTCGAGCAGCTCGCGACGATCGTTCCCAGCTCGCACAAGATCGAGACTTACGGCTGGATGCAGCGCATGCTCGAGATGCGCGAATGGATCGGCCCGCGCGTCATCCAGGGTCTCAAGACGCACGCCTACCAGCTCGAAAACAAGAGCTACGAAGCGACGCTCGCGGTCGACCGGGAAGAGATCGAAGACGACTCGCTCGGGCTCTTCGACGCTCGCGCGGCCGAGATGGGTCGCGTCGCGGCCCGCATCTGGTTCAAGCTGCTGATCGACGCACTGGTCAACGGCAACGCGGCCACGTCGCTCGGCTTCGACGGTGTGCCCTTCTTCAGCACCAGCCACCCGCTGAATCCTGCGGGCGTGCAGTCGAACAACTTCGTTGGCGCGGGCTTCGCGTTCAGCGAAGCAGCGCTGATCGCGGGCGTCAACGCGATGAAGCGCTATACCGGCGAAGACGGTCGGTTCATGGGTGTTAGCCCTACACACTTGATCGTGCCTCCCGAGTTGGAGATTCCCGCGCGCAAGATTCTGAACGCGGCTCTCGTGACGAACGGCGGAACGAACGTTCTGAGCGGCTACCTGCAGATCATCGTGATTCCCGAGCTCGCCGCTACCGGCACCGGCGGCGCCGACTCCGTTTGGTTCCTGGCCGACCTGAGCGCGCCAATCAAGCCCTTGATCTTGCAGAAGCGCAAGGACGTCGAATTCGTGTCGAAGACGGCGTTGACGGACGACAACGTCTTCTTCGCTCGCCAGTTCATCTGGGGCGTCGACTGCCGCGGCGTCGCGGGCTATGGCCCGTGGTGGTTGGCGGCGCGATTCGCAACGGCATAAACATGACCAACCCCGACGTTCAGACCAGCGCGAGTTTCGCCTTCGGCGCGGCGCCCGCGCTGGTCTTTCGCGGCTGCGGCCACGTTTTGCTAGAGCGCTCGCATAACTTTATCGTCTACTCCAATGCCAGCGGTGTTGTGCTGCCTGCGTCGCTTCAAGGCTCCGCAGTTCGGCTCGACTTCGCGGCGGATGGCGAGATCTACGCGGCTTTTTCGAACAACCCAGGTGTCGGCGTCACCGGCACGGTGACGGTTACGCGCTGGTTCTAAACGTGTCCGGGGCCCCGAGCCCCAGCGCTTGAAAACCGAAGGGGCGCCGCGGCTCGGGCTGTCGCGGCGCCCTTTTGACCAACCGAGCCCGCGAAGGGGAATGACCATGCCGTTTTGCCGAATCTGTCTCTTTGCCCTGGCCTTCTGCGCTTGCACGACCGCTGAGCAGCGCCAGGTGCTGGATGCTTCGAAGGTCGCCGCCGACGTCGCCGTAAAGGCTGCGGAGTGTACGATCGAAGTGCAGGACGCCTACGCGACCGCGGACAAGAAAAACCCCGCTGTGGCGCTTGCGCTCGCCGCCGATCTTGAGAAGTGCTCGAAGCCGCTGGTGGACGCCGTAAAGGGCGCCGTCAAGGCATCGAAGAAGTAACCCGGAAAGACGCTGCCTGTGAGCCAATACGCGACCGAAGCCCAGTTCGAAGTGCTCGGCCTGCCCGCGCCCGCGCTGGATGGCTTCACAGGCAGCGTCGACGATCACTTGACGGCCGCGAGCGGCGTCGTCGACTCCTACCTGCGGGGGCGCTACCGGCTGCCGCTGACGGGCCCCAACTACCCGCAAGAGATCGTGACAGCGACGTGCATTCTTGCGGCCTGGTCGATCCTGAACGTGCGCGGTTTCGACCCGACCGCGGCGAGCGACGTCAACGTGCGCACGCGATACGAAGACATCATGGGCCGACCTATGCAGAAAGGTTGGCTGCAGCAGCTCGCGGCCGGGTTGGTGAATCTGCCGCTGGACGCTGACGCGAGCTCGGGGCACCACGACGGCGGGCCGCGCGTCAGCTCGCGTCGGCGCTCGCGCGCGGGCGCTGGCGGGGCGTGCTCAAACGACTGCAGGGGCGGGCGATACGACTTCTGGGGGAACGGTAGCGGCTGGTGCTGACATGCCCCTGAAGTTTCGCAGCACAGGGCTGTCGATCGCGCTCGACGCGAAGCTGAAGAAGCTGTCGACGCAGGGTTTCATCCAGGCAAAGGCCGCCGTCGCCAGCACGCTGCGCGACCTGATCGCCGAAGGCTTCGAGAAGAAAGTAGCCCCCGGCGGGCAGGCTTGGAAACCGCGCAAAGACTCGCTGCCGCATCCGCTGCTGGATAAGTCGGGGGCGATGAAACGGGGCTTCGAGATCGACACCTACGGGCCGAAGCTGGTCATCAAAAACGAAGTGGTCAGCGAGCAAGGGCGCCCCTACCCGTGGTTTCATCAAAAGGGCACCAGCAAGATGCCGGCGCGGAAAGTCGCGCCTGACCGCACCCTGAGCTCGCGTTGGAAGAGCCAGGTGAACAAGACGATCGCCAAAGCGCTGGAGCGCCTGGATTGAACCGATGAGCCATCTTGACGACCTGCTGACCGCGATCGAGTTTCGCTTCGGCGACGCGACGGTCGACTTCGTGCGCGGCAAGATCGAACGCTCGCGGCATCGGCAGCAGCGCTCGATCGTGCTGGTGCGACGCGACGGCGTGCTGAAGTTCAGCTCGGGCCCCGGTCGCATGCCGTTTGCTGCTGGTGCCGTCGAGCGCCAGCGCTTCGTGCGGGAAGAGCTGGTCGAAGTGACGATGCGCGCCGAAGACGAAACGGCGCTGGACGCGATGCTCGATCGTTTCGTCAACGCGGCTTTTGACGTGCTCGGCCCAAACTGCATGTCGGACGAAAACCCCTATGAGTGGCACGAGGGGGATTCGACCCAGGGCGGATCGAACGCGAGCCGACAGCCGGCGCTGACTTTCATGCTGCGGGTGCGCCTGAAAAGCCACCCCCAGACCCTGCCCTACGCGCCGCTGGCCCGCATCGAAGGCGCCGTCACGGAACTGGACAGCACCGTTTCACTCACCCCGGCCGTCGAGCCTTGACCGGCGCACCGGCCTAAGCTACACTCGCAAAGGAATATCATGGCTCTTCCCGGATCAACCATCACGGTGCTCGACGGCGGCCTGGGCGTCACAGTGCCCGCGAGCTCGCGCCCGCATGTCATCGGCGTCTTCGAGACGGGCACAGCCAACGTGCCCACGCTCATCTCGAATCAGCGGCAGCTCAAAGAGACCTTCGGCATCCACGGCCCCGGTAACGACGCCGCGGGCTATATCCTCGATCTGTCGGGTGGGCCGATCCTGTGCACGCGCGTCAGCGCGAGCGTTGCGGCCACCTACGACGGGGGCTCGACCGACGCGATGCTGAGCGACCTGGGCGCGGGCGCGGACAATGAGATCAACCTGGCTGTCGCGACCAGCGCCCCGAAAAACGACTTTCAGATCGTCGTCAAGATCATCGTCGGCGGCGCGCGCACGACCACGACTTTTCAATACTCGCTCGACGGCGGCTTCAGCTTCTCGCCCACGATCGCCGCGGCCGCTTCGGTCGCACTCGGCAGCTCGGGCGTGACGCTCGAATTTGAAGTGGGCACCACGGCGCCGTATGTCGCGGGCGCGACCTACACCAGCACGTCGAAGGCGCCGCACTACGCGAGCAGCGATCTGACGACCACGTTTGCGGCGATCGACGCTCAGGTGCTCGACGCCGACTTCTTCGTCTTCGCCGGCGAAGCCGTGACGGCCGCTGCGGCCGCGACGCTCTTCAGCACGATCGCGACGAAGATGGCCAGCTACGCCAGCGGGCTCGACCGCTACTACCGTGCGATCATGGGTGCAGGCGAAGGTGCCGCGGCTGCTGCAGTGACGGCCTTCGCGGCGCTGACGGGCGAGCGCGTTGCGGTCATGTACGGCAAGTTCCGGACGGCCCCGAGCTTCGGCGCCGTCGGGCGCGGGCTGCCCTTGATGCCCGCCCTGAACGCCGCGGCGATGCGGGCCGCGGGCAACGTCATCTCGACCGACCTGGCCCAGACGTCCGGCGCTGCGAGCGTTGGCGCGCTGCCGGGGGCGTCGGGCCTGAGCCACGATGAGTACCGCGCGAATGCTGGCCTTGATGCAATCAAGATCGGGACGCTGCGCACGGCCGCGAATGAGCCGGGCGTCTTCATCACGAACGTCTGGCTGAAGAGCGGCACCGGCAGCGACTTTCGCTACTGGCAGCACGGGCGCATCATGGATCAGGCGTGCCGTGAGACGTCGCGCCAGCACTGGCTGCTGGTCTCGAGCAATGTCGTCACGAAGGCTGACGGCACCGGTCAGATCCAGGAATTCGCCGCTCAGTCGATCGAGAAGCGCGTGCAGCGCGCGCTCGACAACGTCATCGGCAGCGCGCTGCGCGGCATCGGCCCGACCACGGTCGACGGCAGCACAGGACACGTCAGCGAGATTCGCTACCAGGTCGATCGCAGCAACAACGTGCTGAGCACCGAGACGCTGATCGCCACGGTCGCGATCGTGCCGCGGGGTTACCTGAAGACGCTCATCGCGACGCTGAGCTACAAGCTCGCGGTCTGAAAGACGCATGGCCGCGCTCGACTTCAACGAATACGCTTACTCATTCTCACACGCGATCGTGCGGGTGAATGAGCGGCAATTCACAGCCGTCAGCGCGGTCAGCATCAATCAAGAGCTGTCCGAAGCCGCGGTCTACGGCACCGATGCGCGACCGCTGAAGCGCAGCGTCGGGCAGCTCAGCCTGGGCAAAGGCCAGCTGACTTTCAGCGAGATGGGCGAAGCCGTCGACTTCTTCAAAGCGCTCGGCGCTCAGCCGCTGATGGCCATCTTCGCGCTCAGCTACCAGCTAGTGCTGCCCAGCGGCAGCTCGCGCAGTGTCGAGTGCTCGGGCTGTCGGCTGAACGGCTTCGGCATCGAACATTCGGCGGGCGCTGAAGCGCTCGGCATGACCTATCCCTTCTCTTTCCTGAACGTTCAGGTCGACGGGCGCGACCTGGTGCTGAGCCCGAAGGCGCTCCTGCAAGCGGGCATCAACATCGCGCAGAACGTCGTGAATCTCATCTGAGGTAACAATGGCCGTCGATCACGAGAATTATGCCTTTTCCTTCTCGCACGCTGTCATCAAGTGCAATGAGAAGCAGTACACCGCGCTGAGCAACGTCAGCTTCTCGCAGGACATTGATCGGTCTGCGGTCTACGGCACCAGCCGCAAGCCCCTGAAGCGCTCGGCGGGCCAGCTTCAGATGGGCGAAGGCGCGCTGACCTTTTCCGATCTCGAAGAAGGCATGACGTTCTTCAGCGACCTGGGCGACGACCCGTCGCTGGCGCTCTTCAGCGTTGACGTGACGCTGGCCAACGAAGCCGGTCAGGTGCGAAGTTACGAACTGCTGTCGTGCG